GGATCAGCAGGTGGTGTTAAATCATATGCTATGCTTGCAGACCCACTAAGATACATGGGGCATCCTGCTTTTAGTGGGCTACTCCTACGACATACAACAGAAGAACTAAGAGAACTCGTATTTAAATCACAAGAACTATATCCGAAGATTTGGCCCGGTATTAAGTGGTCAGAAAGAAAGATGCAATGGACTGCACCATCGGGTGCTAGACTGTGGATGTCTTACCTAGATAGAGATGACGATGTGTTGCGCTATCAGGGTTTGGCATTTAGTTGGATTGGCTTTGACGAATTAACACAGTGGGCAACTCCTTATGCTTGGAACTACATGCGTTCTCGTTTACGTTCTACTGCACCAGACTTGCCAATTTATATGAGGGCTACGACCAACCCCGGCGGCAGAGGTCATCATTGGGTCAAGAAGACGTTTATTGATCCAGCCCCTTACAACAGAGCCTTCGATGCAACAGACACTGAAACAGGAGAAGTACTCCGATATCCAGCAGGACATAGCAAAGCTGGAAAATCTTTATTCAAACGCCGCTTCATCCCGGCGAGACTTTCTGATAATCCGTACCTTGCGGAATCAGGTGACTACGAAGCCATGCTTCTTTCAATGCCAGAACAACAGAGGCGACAGCTTCTTGAAGGCGACTGGGACATTAAAGAAGGTGCTGCCTTCACGGAGTTTGATAGGTCTATCCACGTTGTTGAGCCTTTCGATATTCCTAATAATTGGGTTAAGTTTCGTGCCTGCGATTATGGCTACGGTAGCTACACTGGTGTTATTTGGTTTGCCGTTGCGCCTAATGAACAACTTGTGGTATATAGAGAACTATACGTTTCTAAAGTCCTTGCATCAGACTTGGCAGATATAATCTTAGAGGCTGAAGCAGGCGATGGAAATATTAAGTATGGTGTTCTGGATAGCAGTCTTTGGCATAAGCGTGGGGACACTGGCCCTTCTCTTGCTGAACAAATGATCCAACGAGGTTGCCGTTGGCGACCATCAGATAGAAGTAAGGGTAGTCGTGTAGCAGGTAAAAACGAAATACACAGACGCCTACAGGTAGATGAATTTACAGAGGAGCCTAGACTTGTTTTCTTTAATAACTGCACAAACATCGTTGCCCAGCTACCGTCCATTCCTCTTGACAAGAAAAATCCAGAAGATATTGACACACATTCGGAAGATCACTTGTATGATGCGTTAAGGTATGGTATAATGTCAAGACCAAGATTTAGCATTTGGGACTATGATCCAGCCAATAGCCGTGGTAGCGGTATGCGTGTAGCAGACTCAACCTTTGGATACTAAGGATAAATAACATGAACGAAGATGATATTATGATTGAAGATGATGCTATTGCATTAGAAGATACAGATGATACAGTTACTGTAGATGCTAGTGTCTCTAGTATTATTCCTTTTATTGAAGGGCGTTATAGAAAATCTGAAGACTATCGTTATCAGGATGAAGAACGCTGGCTTCGTGCTTATCGTAATTACCGTGGTCTTTATGGTCCAGATGTACAGTTTACTGAAGCAGAAAAGTCTCGTGTATTTATTAAGGTAACAAAGACTAAAACACTAGCAGCTTACGGTTCTATTGTTGATGTACTGTTTGCTAATCATAAGTTCCCTCTTTCTATTGAGCCTACTGAATTACCTGAAGGTGTAGTAGAGGATGTACACTTTGACCCACAAGAACCAGAACAACTTCGTGAAGACCAGAATGTAAGTCCTTATGGTTTTGCAGGTGACGGGCAAGATTTAGAACCCGGTGCTACAGCCAAGTCGCTGCAAGAAAAACTTGGCGTTATGCAAAATCGCCTTGAGCCTATTCAGGATAAACTGAAAGAAGGGCCGGGTAAAACACCAACAGCTATTGCATTTAGTCCTGCTATGATTGCAGCTAAGAAGATGCAAAAGAAAATTCACGACCAACTAGAGGAGTCAGGTGCCAATAAGCATCTGCGTAACTCTTCTTTTGAGATGGCACTCTTCGGAACAGGCGTAATGAAGGGGCCGTTTGCTATTGATAAAGAATATCCTAATTGGGATGACGAGGGTAATTATGACCCACTCTTTAAGACTGTACCTCAAGTCAGTCACGTATCTGTTTGGAACTTTTATCCAGACCCAGATGCAAACAACATGGATGAGGCACAGTACGTAATTGAGCGTCACAAGATGTCACGTACACAATTGCGTAACTTGAAAAAACGCCCATACTTCCGTAGCCAAGTTATTGACGAAGCTATTTCAATGGGTGAGAACTACACTAAAAAATACTGGGAAGATGATTTGTCTGACTATGCACCAGAACATGGTGTAGATCGTTTTGAGGTACTTGAGTATTGGGGTATGGTTGATACCGAAATGCTTGAAGAACAAGACGTAGACATCCCTAAAGAACTTATGGACTTCGATGAACTACAAGCAAACGTGTGGATTTGTAATGGCAAACTATTGCGTATGGTACTAAATCCATTTAAGCCTAGCCGTATTCCATATCACGCCGCACCGTATGAACTGAACCCATACTCATTCTTTGGTGTGGGTATTGCAGAGAACATGGACGATACGCAGACATTGATGAACGGCTTTATGCGTATGGCTGTTGATAACGCTGTACTGTCTGGCAACTTGATTGTTGAGGTAGACGAAACAAACCTAGTGCCGGGTCAAGACTTGTCACTGTATCCGGGCAAGATATTCCGTAGACAGGGTGGCGCACCGGGTCAGGCAATCTTTGGTACTAAGTTCCCTAACGTATCGCAAGAGAATATGATGCTGTTTGACAAGGCACGTGTACTTGCAGATGAAAGCACAGGCTTCCCCTCATTCGCACATGGACAGACAGGTATCTCAGGAGTAGGACGTACCGCTTCAGGTATCTCAATGCTTATGGGTGCTGCTGCAGGTGGAACAAAGACTGTTATCAAGAACGTAGACGATTATTTGCTGCGTCCCCTTGGTGAAGGTTTCTTCCGCTTTAACATGCAGTTTGACTTTGACCCTGAGATTAAGGGTGACTTAGAAGTTAAGGCACGTGGCACAGAAAGCCTGATGGCTAACGAAGTACGTAGTCAGCGTTTGATGCAGTTCTTGCAGATTGCAAGCAGCCCAGCACTCGCACCTTTTGCTAAGTTCCAGTATGTAATCCGTGAGATTGCAAAGTCTATGGACTTAGACCCCGACAAAGTAACCAACAATATGGACGAAGCTGCACTACAAGCAGAGATTATGAAGGGCTTCCAGCAACCTATGGGGCCAGAACAGGCCGTAGGAGGCGCACCAGCGGGTGCTAATGCTATGGATACCTCTGGTAGCGGTGGCGGTCAAATAGGCGTGGGGCAGGCTCCTGTGCCGGGTGAAGAAGGATTTAGTGCAAATGGACAAGGAAATACTCAGCAAGTTGAAGCCACTGGTCAGCAACAGCCGCCAATGGGACCACTTCAGTAATTATTTAGATGTGCTTACGACACAACAGCATAAAATACTAGAACAATCTGAAAGTATGATTACTGTGCATAAAGCACAAGGTGCAATAGAAACACTACGTAAGATTAGACGATTGCGTGAGGATATAAATAAATCGGATGGCTCTTGACGAACAAATGACAAAGATGCTTCAGCGAGATATTAAAGACGCTGAAACACGGTCACGAAAAGAAATAACGGAAGAACAGATTGACGCAGGTAAAACTGCGGCAGGTTTGGTTGCAGATATGACACCGTTTGTCGGTGGTGTTAAAGGTGCAATAGAAGCCCCTGAAGATTTAGAGTATGCAAAAAATCTTATGGCTCAAGGCTATGAAGAGAAAGACCTAAAGAAGATGGGTCTTGGCGGTGCGTTTACCATACTTACAGGTTTAGGTTTTCTTCCCGGTGCTAAGATAGCTACAGATGTAACTAAATCTGCCATTAAGAGTTCTGTAAAGAAACAAACAGATAATCTTATTACTCCTAAAAGGCAGGCACAGATTGACTCTGCCAAAACTCTTGAAAAAGGAGAAAGAAGAAAGTTTTTAAAAGACGTTAATCGCCCTGTACCTAAAGTGTTTCACGGTGCTTTAAATATGTCTGACGATATTCAAGAACAAGCAAAATCTGTCTATACTAAAGCTATGGATGATTATGCAGAATCTCTTAATCAGCAAGATGTTAGAATAAGTGATATGTTCTTAGACGAATCTAAGTATACAAAACCTAAACTAATAAAGAAAAAAGACGGTTTAACTGCAGGAGAGATACGTGAAATAAACGCAAAAAATAAAAAAGCTATCGAAACAGCTAAACAAAAAGCACAAAAATCGCACATAGAACCTGAGAAACTAGAAACTAGTTCGGGTTATATAATAGGTGCAAAAATAGCAGGTTCTGGTGATAATTATTATAGTGAATACGTTGATTTTGATTTTGTTAGGTCTGAAGATGGAAAGTCCCTAAAAATATATGACTCTTCAGATGCTACTTTAGTAAATACTATTCCTATTACAAATAAGGGCATTGCTAAAAAAGATTTAGTAACCGCTATTGATAAATATAATAGCAAATTATTTGAAGAGTCTAGCTTTTCAGACTACGAAATTCCTTCATATAAAACAAAAGCACAGCAATTAGAAATGGAAGGATTTGCTCCTTACACTAATAACAGTTTTACAAACGCAAGACGTAGACCTTTTGAAGGAGATAAGTCTATGTTTGGCAGTAGTCAAACAGGTCGCCATTTAGAAATGAGGGGCTTAAAAGCGTTGTCAACATCACGCGATCCTCTTGTCTCTAATAAACATGGATTTGCAAACAGAGTACTTGCTAATATAGTGTATGCAGATTTACCAAAATCTGTTAAACGTGATTTATCGCCTGAAGAATATTCTACATTAGCTGACAGAGGTAATTATTTTTACTCTTCGGCTGATCAAAACGAGTTAAACGAAAGATTGACCCGGCTTGGTTCTCCTTTGTCCTTGCCAAAAAGTCAGCATCTTGAATCTGAAATTGCTATACAACAACCTGAAAAGCTAAATGTAAAAAGACTTTCTGACGACACAAAACAAGTTAGATCAGATGCAGAGCCGGGACCAACTCGTAATACAGGCAAACTATCTTTATCTGAACGTGTTCGTGAAGGTCAGCAACTAGTAAATCGTCTTTTTGAACAGCAAGATAAAGTTATGCAATATAGCATAGTAGATTTAGAAAACCCAATCAATGCAAAAAAAGTGTATAATGAAGTAAGAAGTATGTTTAAGGATGCGCAGTCTCTTGCTAAGTATACTGAACAATATGGTGCTAGAGGGACTTATGATTCTTATATTGAAACTTTATCTAACGATAGGTTGTTTGTAAACAAACTAGAACTTGCTGCACGTGGATTACCTGAAGGCGAACAAAAAAAGAACTTAGTAGTTTTAGCAGACTTATTGGATAATATGCCAGATAATACAGGTAGGCAAGAAGCATTAGCAAGAGCAAAAACTGAAACGCGAGGTTTGTCGGATAAAGAACTGTTAAATATTATGTACGACAGACCTAATCTTGTACCACCAAAAGAATATGATGTTCCCGGATTAGGCAAAGAAGTTGAGTTGCTTGATGTACTTCCTGAGATGGGATACAACGATAAAAAACGTATGTTGTTTTTAGCAACACAAAAATTAAACCGTGGTGGTTTAGTACAAATGGAAAAAGGTGGAGTAGTCCCTATGAAAAATATAGAACAACAAATGGAAATGTTTGAAGAAGGTGGTCTTATGGATGAGGGCGGCACCGTTGACCCTGTATCTGGTAATGATGTACCGCCGGGTTCTACTCAAGAAGAAGTCCGTGATGACATTCCTGCCCAACTAAGTGAGGGTGAATTTGTTTTTCCTGCAGACGTAGTGCGATACTTTGGCCTAGAAAAACTTATGCAAATGCGCCAAGAAGCTAAGATGGGCTTACAGCGTATGGAAGATATGGGTCAGATGGGCAATAGTGAAGAAGCTATTATGCCAGATAATCTACCTTTTGATATTGATGACCTTGACATGGAAGACGAGGACGAGTATAATAACCGCCAAGAGTTTGCTGTTGGAGGACTTGCTGCACCGTTACAGAATACTGCGTTTAATCCTTTAGGGC